CGGCGAGCGCCCTTTGCGTAAATGCCTGACAAAATTGGGATCACCCATGGATTCTCGGCCAAAATCAGTGGCTTTCATCCGGGTGGCTTCCAGGAAGTCTTCAACTTCCGTGATGAACTGATCGCTGAATCGGGTCGTCATGAGGGCTAGGATTGACAGCCCAATTTACATGCGTCAATTAATTAAAATAGGCTATTACCTATCAATGGCAGATCAAGGAGTTAGGCACCATGGACCTCGATCCAACGCGTCTCAGGGTCATGAAATTGATCCAGCAAAGGCGCACGGACCTGAAAAAAGCCTCGCTCGCGATCGGGCGAAACGCCGCCTATTTGCAGCAGTATCTCTATCGCGGGATTCCAAAGACGCTGCCTGAAGATGCGCGCGAAGCGCTTGCGGCGTTTCTTGAGGTGCCGGACGAAAGTCTGCGTCCCGCAAGGAAAGAATCGGCAAGCGAGGCAACGCTGCCCGCCTTGCCATCAGCAGTTACAGCCGCTCCGCCACTTGCGTTGGCTGCGGCGGTGCCTGGATTTGCTCAGGTGCCGGAATTGGATGTGCGTGCCTCGGCAGGGCATGGCGCGTTTCACGAGGGTGACGAGGAAATAAAGGCAGTCTGGATGTTTCCTGATGCCGTAATTCGCCATGAATTGCGTGCACGATCTGCCAATCTCAGGATCATCACCATTGATGGGGATTCGATGGAGCCGCTTTTGGCCTCGGGCGATCGGGTACTGGTGGATACCGCACAGCGTGTGCCGGCGCCGCCAGGCATTTTCGTGATCTGGGACGGTCTTGGGATTGTGGCCAAGCGCATCGAGCACATCCCAACGGCGGAGCCATCACGCGTCGTGATCAAATCGGTCAATCCGCTTTACGGCGATTACGAGCGCCCGACAGAGGATGTGAATATCATCGGCCGCGTTATCTGGGCGGGGAAGAAGCTATGACCATGCGCATGCTTGGGAAGACGCTGCTGGTTGCCCTTGGCTTACTCTCCGCCCCGGCTGCGCACGCCAATGGCGACATGCAGCCCATTGGCCGCTTTGCCATTGACCGGACCGAGGTTTCGGTCGGCGCATTTCGGCGCTTTGTCGCCGCTACGGGCATGGTCACCATGGCTGAGCGCCAGGGCGGTGGCTCCGTGTTTGAGGCGGGCTGGGTGCGCAAGCCTGGTTGGACCTGGAGCACGCCTTTTGGCGAGCCCGCTGATGAGCGCGAGCCAGCTGTACACATCACCTTCGACGAAGCCCATGCCTATTGTCGTTGGGCAGGCAAGCGCCTGCCGACCGATGCGGAGTGGCTGGAGGCCGCGCATACGGAGCGGCGCGCATCACCGTCCGCACCATTCCAGACCGGCGTGACTTATCCCTATCCCACCGGCGAACGCCCGACCGGGGCGAATTGCCTGCGCGATTGCGGTCCAACACCTTTTGCCTTGGATCGCTCTGCGCGGCTCAACCGAGGCACTGGCCCTGCGCGCGTTGGCACCTCCCAGGCAGGGGTGAATGGCCTCTACGACATGGGGGCGAATGCTTGGGAATGGGTGGATACCGCGCTTGGCAGCGAGCGCATCACCCGCGGTGGTTCCTGGTGGTATGGCGCCTCGCAGATGCATCGCGACCACCGGGCCAGTAAGCCCCCGTCAACTGCGGTGGTTTATATTGGCTTTCGTTGTGCGCAGGATCGAGGTTCCTGATCAGATGAAATTGCTGTCCCGCCTTTCCCTGGCGCTGCTGGTTCTCGGCATTGCTGCGTCGCCCGCTCTGGCCAAGCGTATCGATCCCATCCTACTGCAAGGCGAGGCGCGCGCGGTTGATGGCGATACGCTGCAAGTCGGTGATACGCGGCTACGCCTGCATGGCATCGACGCGCCGGAGCTTCGTCAGACATGCGAGGATGAGACTGGCGAAGCTTGGGCCTGCGGGCGCCGCGCTGCATCCGAATTGGCGGCGGCGGTAGCCGGAGGTGAAATTCACTGCATCAGCCGCGAACGTGATCGTTATCAGCGCCTTGTTGCGACATGCTGGTCGCAGGGGCTGGATATCGGGCAATCACTTGTCTCGCATGGTTGGGCTGTCGCCTACCGCCGCTATTCGGTGGATTATGTGCGCGACGAGGATATCGCGCGCTACCTGACTCAAGGGATGTGGGCGGGACGATTCGAGATGCCCTGGGAATGGCGACAGGCGCGGCGGCGGTAGTAGCAGCGCCATCTCCAGCCTTAGCGATTTTTCGCATTGATACCTTCTTTATCCTGTTGATTCTCAACCGCCGAATTTTCTGTTTTCTGTCGTCGGAACTACGACCATGTTCGGTCCGCGAAAGGGCGTCCGAGTATCGCCCGCTGTTTCTAATTGCGGAAGGTCATCATGCACGACGCTCTCTCCGGCCCCAATCCCCTCCCTGCCGAGTGCCTCTCGGCCCAGGAACGTCTGGATGAAGTCGCCTGCATCCTTGCAGGTGGCCTCAGGCGAATTCAGGCCCAGGAGGCAAGTTCTTTATCTGCCAAAAACGGAGAAAGTTCATTCGACATTCTCGCCCTCAAACGCCGTGTTGGTCGTCGTAAACCAAACACCCGCGTCGGAGAATGATGATGGCAGTACTGAAGAGAAAACCTGAAGCAGAACCCTATCGGCAGTATCCCGGCACCAGCGACGCCAGCGTCGTCGCACAGCTGGCAGCGCTACAGAAAATGAGTGTGGTCGAGCTCAAGCAAAGATGGGAAATACTCTTTGGCTTGCCGGCGCCGAACAATAGCCGCAGCTACCTCGAACTACGGCTCGGCTACCGAATCCAGGAGCTGACGCTCGGCGGCCTGTCGCGCGAGACACGGCGAATGCTCGATCTCCTCGCCAATGAAATCGACGGGAAGCTTGGCCGAAAAGCGATCATCGCAGACAGCCGCAACCCCGTCGTAGGCACGCGGCTGCTGCGCGAATGGAATGGCGTTGAGCATACCGTCACCGTTCTGCGGGATGTCTTCGACTGGCAGGGCCGCAGCTTCAAGTCGCTGTCCGCCGTCGCGCGGGCAATCACCGGTACGCAATGGAATGGCTACCGCTTCTTCGGGCTTCGTGAGGCCGGGAGGGATCCCCGATGAACCGCGCGCCAACCACCGTCCTTCCCATGTCACGCCGTCAGCGCTGCGCGATCTACACGCGCAAGTCGAGCGAGGAAGGGCTAGACATGGAATTCAACTCGCTCGATGCACAGCGCGAGGCATGTGAAGCCTATGTCGCCAGCCAACGCGCCGAAGGATGGGCCGCGATCCGAGAGCCCTATGACGATGGCGGCGTTTCTGGCGGCACGCTTGATCGACCTGCGCTGAAACGCCTTCTGGCCGACGTCGAAGCAGGTCTGATCGACGTGATCGTCGTCTATAAGATCGACCGACTATCGCGATCCCTCATGGATTTTGCCCGTTTGGTCGAGATCTTGGAGCGGCACCAGGTGACCTTTGTCTCGGTGACTCAGTCGTTCAACACGACCACCAGCATGGGTCGGCTAACGCTAAACATCCTGCTGTCCTTCGCGCAGTTCGAGCGCGAGGTGATCGGGGAGCGTATCCGTGACAAGGTGGCAGCATCCCGCAAGCGCGGCATATGGATGGGCGGCTATGTGCCGCTGGGCTACGACGTGCGTGACCGCAAGCTCATGGTCAACCAGAATGAAGCTGCCACAGTCAGGATGATCTTCCAGCGCTTCGCTGCGATCGGCTCCGCGACCATGCTGGCCAAGGCGCTGGCGTCCGAAGGTGTGTTGAACAAGCGCGGGAAGGTGGTCGACAAGGGGTTTCTTTACAAGCTCATCAACAACCGGGTCTATCTCGGCGAAGCCGTTCACAAAGGAACGGCCTATCCCGGCGAGCACGCGGCGATCATTGATCAGGCTCTCTGGGACAACGTGCACGCTATCCTACAGGAGAGCCCGCGGCTCCGAGCCAATAACACGCGAGCCCAGACGCCGGCCTTGCTCAAGGGGATCATCTTCTCGGAGACCGGCACAGCGATGACGCCGACCGCGACCAAGAAAGGCTCTCGTCTCTATCGCTACTACGTGTCGATG